TGTCTATTCTATCAGAAGCTATGCAATATAATGAGAGGTTAAGAGATGAAAGTTAAGGTTGGAAAGTACCCCAGTCCTAGATTTTATCACAACTGGTTATACAACTGGTTTGGGTATTCTCCTAAGCAAAGAACGAGTATAAAGATTCACAAATGGGACACATGGAGTATGGATGATGCTCTTGCTCCTATTATCTTGCCTATGCTTGTACAACTTAAAGAAACCAAACATGGCGCTCCAATGGTAGATATGAAAGACGTTCCAAAAGAACTACGTGCTACTAAAAAACAACTGAACGAATATTTAAAAGGTGGTGATACCGACCCTCACCACTTTGAACGGTGGGATTGGATTCTAGATGAAATGATTTGGGCGTTCGAACAAAAAACTCGTGACGGTGGTTGGGAAGGCGATTACTACGGTCCATATATTGAAGGTGAAAGCGGTAAACCCTTAGGTGGGCGTTTTGAATGGACAGACGATGAAGGCAGAAAAAAACACCAAGCACGTATGACAAATGGATTTAGACTGTTTGGAACTTACTTTGAGAACTTGTGGGATTGAAAATGAAAGTAGGAATAACATTTAGCACATTTGACCTATTACATGCAGGTCACATCCAAATGCTTCGTGAAGCTAAGGATCATTGTGACTATCTCATCTGTGGTTTGCAGATGGACCCTAGCAAAGATCGTCCTAATAAGAACAGCCCAGTACAGACTATTGTTGAGCGTTACAGCCAACTCAAGGGCGTCAAGTACGTCGATGAAATAATCCCATATGGATCAGAGGCAGACGTTGAAGATATCTTGACAATGTATCAACTTCATGTTAGAATATTAGGAGAAGAATATAGAGATAAAGAGTTTACTGGCAAAGATATCTGTCGTAGACGCGATATTGATCTATATTTCAATAAGCGTGATCATAGATTTAGTTCTAGTGATCTGCGCAAAAGAGTATGTGAAAGGAATGAATGATGACAGATGGTCCGTTTAAAAATGCATTTGATGCAGATGTTAAAGGTGTAATCAGACGTGAGATCGTAACATATCGTATGCGTAACGGCGTTATGATTAAAGAAGAGGCAGTTCGTGATTACTATGAAAGTGGCGATTACCATGATAGCCAAAGTACAAGTCCATTGGTGCAACGATGAGAGAGCCATATGACGTCAACGTGGTAATGGAGCAAGACTTGGAACTAATTGAGGTCATTAAAGTATTGGCTGATGATGAAACAAACCCCATAACCAAAAAAGCATTAAATAAAGTAACTAGTCGGTTGACAGAACTGACTAGTAGAGCGCACACTCGTGGACACTGGACTGGAACAGAATAGGGAACATTATGTTTAAACTTTTTACAAAATCTAAAGAAGAAGAAGAACCAATGGAATATGAGGCCAATGTCTTTACTGACTACACCCCAATTCCAGATCAAATTACAGAAATCTCACCGTTGTGGGAAGAAGTGTTCGAGCGAATGGATGCAATCGAGGCTAAAATCGATTTGTTGCTAGATAACCAGACGTTCTAATGATCGTCGGTGTAAGTGAAGGGTTTCATGACGCTAGTGTGAGTATAATTGATGGGGGTAATATCCTGTCTGCTACTCACGCTGAGCGTTATAGCCGTAATAAGAATGATCGTTGGACGCACCCAAGACAATTCCAGTCTGTTGGTGATAACGCCAAGGTTGCCTTTTACGAGAAGCCTTGGCTTAAGAAAACACGACAGCTATACTCTGGACAGGGATGGAAACCATGTCGTACTGATTATGACGTTTCTTTTTACCACCACCAATCACATGCGGCGGCAGGTTTCTACACATCTAAGTTTGATACATGTAACATATTAGTGATCGATGCTATTGGAGAATGGGATACTGTTTCTGTTTGGAATGCTTGGATGGTTAATGATACCCCCAAGATGAAGAAGATCAAAAGCTTTAAGTACCCACACTCTATTGGATTGTTCTATTCTGCTATTACTAAGCATATAGGATTGAAACCACAGGAAGATGAATACATTACAATGGGGATGGCGGCATATGGCGAACCAACTCATGTAGATGACTTAAAACATTACTTACACCACTACAATTGTCATAAAGGTCTGCCTAAACTTCCTCATTATTGGATGGACGTAGATGTTGCGGCATCAGCACAAAAGCTTGTTGAAGATACGATAGTTGATTTGGTGAACAAATACTGCCCACATGAAAACCTAATCATGATGGGTGGTGTTGCAATGAATTGCGTTGCCAACACTAAGGTAGCGGAACTTGGAAAAAACATCTGGATTATGCCAAGCCCAGGTGATGCAGGATCGTCGTTGGGTGCGGCGGCATTGGCATACGGCAAGAAGTTAAATTGGGTAGACCCCTACCTTGGAACGGAGATTAAAAATGAAATCAAAATTAAAAATGTTATTAAAACTCTTCTTAGTGATGGGTATTGTGGTATTGCAAATGGTCGTGCTGAGTTTGGCGCTCGTTCCCTTGGTAATCGTAGCCTTATTGCTGATCCTAGACTCGACATTAAAGACACTATTAACCAAATTAAGCATAGACAAAAATTTCGACCCTTTGCACCTGCAATCTTGGAAGAGTTTGCTGATGAATATTTCGAAGGACAGATGAACGAGTACATGCAGTTTGTCGCTAAGGCAAAGCATGATCATAAAGCAGTAACCCATGTAGATGGGACTGCACGAGTACAGATCGTAAGAAAAGACTGTAAATCTGTTTTGAGAACAATTCTTGAGGAATGGCATGAACAGACTAGTTGCCCAATGCTTTTGAACACAAGCCTAAATATAAAAGGTCAGCCAATGGTTGATACGTGGGAACATGCTCTTGAGTTTCAAAGGAAATATAATGTCAAAGTCTTCTAAGTATATTTTAGCTGCTGGGTGTAGTTTCACTCATAAAGACTTTAAGTCTAATATACATACTGAGTTAGACACGTCATATCCAAAGTGGCCTGAGGTATTTGGAGAATATAAAAATCTACCTGTAGAAAACTTAGGTGAATCTGGTGTTGGGAACGACTACATAACAAATATTGTTACAAGACGCATCTTAGAAGATCATAAAAATATAGACACCGTAGTCATCGGTTGGACAGAAATATTTAGATATACGATATATGAAAAATACAGATTAAATCCAATACCTGCATTATTCAGACCAAAAAGTGAATTGATTCCCTTTCAAGAAGCATCTCGACCTATGTTCGAATATATGTTTAGAGAGGATTTAGTTAATAGGCACTTCAATGCTACTCATATTGACAATTTGTTTGTGTGGCAAGTAAGGTCTTGGGTTAACGGCATGTGGCAAATACAGGAATTGTGTAAGACGTTTGGGATTAAGTTCATAATGGGTAAACTTTGTGGTAGTATTTCATTAGGAAAGTTTGTACAATGCGAAAAGTCTTTTAGAGACAAACTAACTTGGACTGAAGTAGAATGGGCTATAACATATAGTAAAATAGAAGAGCTTCTTAAACTTGACAGTCAGCATTATATCGGATACCCTTTCTTAAAAGGACTTGGTGGCTATACATTTGAACACGGACTATCAGGTTATGAGTTACATCCAGATGACCCACATCCAAACGGAGAAGGTCATGAATTTATAGCAAAGGAATTTTATGGGAAATATACAAAAGTTTATTCTTAAAATGAAGTTCAAGTGGATGATTCTTAAGATGAAGATGAGTAAGCCAAAAACAGAAGTCGATAATAGTAAGGGGTTCATTTATGAAGAAGACGATTAAATATGTGTTTGATGTCGATGGTACGTTGACGCCCAGTAGAAAAAGGATGAACAAACACTTTGCGGTGTGGTTCAGTAAATTTTGTGAAAGAGAAGAAGTTTATCTGGTTACTGGTAGTGACAGACCCAAGACTATAGAACAAGTTGGTGATTATATCTACCATGCATGTAAGTTAGTATATAATTGTTCTGGTAATGATGTGTACCATCGTGATCAAAACGTGAAGAGAAATGAATGGACACTTCCAGAACTTGCAAGAACTTTTTTGATTAGTTGTGAGTATGAAAGTGATTTTAGTATACGTACTGGTAATCACATTGAAGAACGACCTGGGATGGTAAACTTTAGTGTTGTGGGACGTAATGCAACTGTAAAACAACGCAAAGAATATGTAGATTTTGAAAGACACAACAACGAACGCAAAAAGATTGCAGATGCTTTTAATATGATGTTTCCAGACCTACAAGCCAACATTGGTGGCGAGACAGGAATAGACATCGGACCTAAGGGTGCAGACAAGTCTCAAATTCTTGATGATTTCAAAGGCTCTGAGGTCTATTTCTTTGGGGATGCAATGCATGAAGGTGGCAACGATTATGCTTTGAAAATTGCTAATAAATACGGTAAGAACTTCCAAGTCAAAGACTGGAAGGATACTTGGGAAAAGCTTAAAGGATTGGAGAACTAATACATGTTTACGATAGAAATGGACTGGGACGAAACCGCGTTAACCATACTAGATTCGACAGGATACCATGAAGATGTTCAATTCCTCATTTATGATGATATTGTTTACATTCGTCAGTGGGATCAAGATGGAAATGGTTACTCTCTAATTGAAATGTCACCAGAACAATTTAATGAAATAAATGCGGCAATGCACTTACCAGAAGGTGCTTATTTAATGGGGTCAAACGATGATTGATATTTACGGAACACCAACGTGTTCATTCTGCCTTAGGGCTAAGAAACTATGTGAACGCATGGGTTTGCAATATGAATATAAAGACATTACTTACACCAAGTATAAAGATGAGCTTGACAATTTGCTCACGGAAGGGTATAATACTGTACCACAAATATTCCGTTATGGAAAACTTATCGGTGGCTATACCGAACTGGCGAGTGAACTCGAAAACACTGCTGGTGGCTTTGGTGATGGGAAACTATAAGGAGATATATTATGAGTGATGATTATGAAGATTTGGTTAAGACCTATTTGGAAAACGGTGGAAAAGTTACACAAGGTAAGCCAATGAAGCGAACCAAAAAAGTTTGGGTCAGAGGTAAAACAGGCTATGTTAGCCCCGATAGACCTTCTATCTATGAGACTGATGATCGTAAAAAAGGAAATGTAGTATTATGAAAACAACTATGGTTGATCCACCTAAAGGATGGGCGTATGGTTTCCCCAAAGCACTACCTAACCCTCTACCACAGCCATGGAGCTTAACACTTTGGTTGATTTCAGAAGGTTATCCAGGGCATGAATTGGCAAAATTTGGAAACTTCTTTGAATATGTCAGAACGTGGGAAGTCGATGACGATGACCCAAATGACATAGACAAAGTGGCGAGGCGTGGCTATGATTAATCTTGATGATGTAACTCGTGTAGAGGTCATCGATAACAACGGAAGATCATACACAAAACATAATGTTGAGCGTGTATGGCTTTCGTTGCAAGATGACAATCGAACTTTAAAAGTCATGGTGACCTTTGAAGATGAAGAGGAGATTTGCATTGACTGAAGTATGGACATTAGTATTCATAAACCTCATGTTTAATGGTGAGTATCACGAACCTATAGTAGAGGGCTATTGGACTTATGACACTATGATGGAGTGTTTCGAAGCACGGTCTGCTCTTGGGTTTGAGTTTAGTGGTGTGATGGGTTCTTTTCCTAAAAGCACTCAAGCAATCTGCATTCCAAGGATTGTCGAACCAACATAAATAACTTCATAGCTTATGGAGATTTATTATGTGGTACTACAAAGGTGAAGAATTCACGTCTGAGATGATTGGGGAATACATTGGTTTTGTATACCTTATTACAGACAAGTCTAACGGAATGAAATACGTTGGAAAGAAACTACTGAAGTCTGTTCGTAAGCTTCCCCCTTTGAAGGGATATAAGCGCAAGCGTACTGTAATAAAAGAGTCGGACTGGAAAACCTATTACGGTTCATCTGAGGCGGTTCAGCTTATGCTTGAAGAAAAAGGTGCTGATAACTTCCACAGAGAGATACTAACTTTGTGTATGAAGAAAGGCGAACTTGGCTACCTTGAAGCTAAGTACCAGTTTGAGCATGACGTGTTACTACGTGATGACTACTATAACGGAATCATAAACTGTAAAATTCACCGTAGCCATGTAAAGGGCTTGACATTTCTGATAGAGTAGTGTATTCTATTAGAAATTCTAGGAGTCGTGGTGATATGAAAATACAAAGAAAAAGTGCCTACAGCGGCAAAGTTCGTTCTAAAGACATACCAGTAGCCCCAGATGATTGGGCTTTGTATGAAACAGGAATGGTTTGCATTACTGAGGCTATGCCCTATCTATCAGATAGGGATCGTGAGTTTATCTTATCTGGCATAGTAGAAGGCGAATGGGAAGAAGCATTTAAAGTAGAAAGTGATATTTTATGATTATATTATTCAACGGTCCACCAGCATCAGGAAAGGACTGTGCGGCTGATCTTTTCAAGAGTAAAGGTTATAAGCATCTTTCATTCAAGTACCAATTGTTCAAAGAAACATTTAAGTATTTTGATGTACAGGAACATTGGTTTATGAATGAATACGATGATCGTACTGTAAAGGAACGTCCATCTGCCCATCTTGGTGGGTTCTCTCGACGTGAAGCTTTGATCCATGTGTCAGAAAATATTATCAAACCAAAACTTGGACTAGACTACTTTGGTAAAAAAGTGGCAGAAGAAATATGTATTGGCAAAGACTATGTGATATCTGATGGTGGTTTCTCACACGAGCTATTTCCCATTATAAATAAAATTGGCGATAAGAATTTCGTACTTGTTCAGCTTGTGCGTGATGGATGTGATTACTCCACAGACAGCCGTAGATATTTTAATGGTAATATCGTGCGTGAATATGTCATTTCATCAAGAACTGAGATTGACACTAAATACATGCAAGATTATAAGTTCGACGTGAGGACACATAGAATACACAATAATGGAACCGTTGCAGACTTGCATAATGTTCTCGACGAAATATATGAAGAGGAAGCAAATGTCAAAGTCAAAGAAAGAGCGTAATGCAGAGCCAAAGGCAAAGATTTCGCAATCAATATTTTATGAGAACCCATACGATGTTGAAACCTTTTTCGAAGGACTAGAGATAGCGGCACGACATGACAAAGAACTACTTTATGTAGATCGTTTCATTGCCAACTTAAGACTAGACCCACTCCAAGAGGCAGGGGACGTAGTGTTTAAAGTCCTAAACAAAGATTTAGATTTGGTTAAGTTTGTACCTAAGTAGTAAATGACAAATAAGAAAGATATATTATGGAAACTATCAATCAAGCATATAAAGATGGCATCATTGCCAACTTAAAAGAAAGAACTTGCGAAGTAACTTTCACCAAACAAAATGGTGATGTGCGTGTAATGCAATGTACACTCATGGAAAGTGCATTGCCACTCGCAAAAAAAGACGAACCCCTAACACAGAAAAAAGTTCGCGCTGTGAGCGAAGAAGTCTGCGTAGTGTATGACGTGAAAGCCCCTGGGTGGCGTTCATTTCGTTGGGATTCTGTAACAGATTTTAAACTTTTATAATTCGGAGAAATAATAATGAGCATGATTCATAAAGGACATATTGTCGAGAGCGAACAATCTAAGAACGCTAACGGTGGCACAGAAATGATGCGTAAGCGCCTAATGGACAACGTGGACTTTGATCTGTTGGGTGATGTGGCTATTCACTTCTCAAGACCACGGCACGTGCCAGCAGATGTTAACAAGAATATTCTCTACTGCCACGATCTAGCACAAGACCCAGAAAATGCGGTATTGCGTAATGACAAGTGGAAGCAGTTTGACCATTTCGTGTTTGTTTCGCAGTGGCAACGTGATCAGTATATTGCGATGTATGGTATTCCACACTCTAAGTGTTCTATCATTCAGAACGCCGTAGAGACTGCCTACGAGCCACGTGACAAACCGACAGAACAAATTCGATTTATATACCATACAACGCCTCACAGAGGCTTAGAATTGCTCTACCCAGTGTTTGATGCATTGACTAAGGTACATGGCAATATCCACCTAGATGTTTTCTCTTCCTTTTCTATCTATGGATGGGAACAGAGAGACGAACCGTATCGTCAATTGTTTATGGAATTGACGGATCACCCTAACATTACATACCATGGCGCACAGCCTAATGCGGTAGTTCTGAAAGCGTTGGAAGATGCACACATTTTCTTGTATCCATGTATTTGGCAAGAGACATCGTGCATTGCAATGATCGAAGCTATTCGTTCTGGTGTGCT